AAAAATACTGCCTATTCTAGCAAAAAATCGTCTAAACTAAGCACAATTTTCACTAAAAATCTGTTTCTTTATTGTTGCCGTTCGCGAATTTTGAGAAACGTAACCGCTAAAAGTGAGAATTTTAAAATATAGCAAGTTTCTCATTTTTAGCGGTTAAAATCCAAGAATTTTGAGAAATAAAAACGCCATTTAAATCATCATTAAAGGGCGTTTAAATTTTAAGTCTTAAAACTTATAAACCATATTATCTTCGTATTTCCCGGAATAACTTGCTGAAGCCTTAACAACTACGCGCTCGGCGTTATAGAAAGCCTCCCAATTATCAACCTTATCCTCGACCATATACTCAATAAAACGAACAAACTCGCTCTTTGTTGAGCTGAAGAATACATAAGGCGGGCGAGTGATATTGATTAATCGGAGGAAGTCGATTAAATCAAAATACGTCGCCTGTTTATAGCTTTCCTGGCGGGTGCATAAATATGGTGGGTCTAGCACAAATAATGCTTTAGGGTCGCTGCTAAATTTAGGTAAAAGCGTGTGGAATGACTCGCGCGTAATCTCAAGGCCGTCTAAATATCCATCCGCTTTCGGATAATCTGACTGTCTAACACAATGCCAAAAATCATTCTGAAATAAGTCGTCCAATGCTGCCACTTGTTGGCCACTAAAAAGAAGCCAGCTCGCCAGGCTGTTCAGGTCAATATATCCTTTGAAATTTTGAATGATTTTGATGCATTCTGCTTTACAATCCTTCGTCAATCTTTTGTTTTTTTGCGTAGCGTTACCAACTACCGCGTAAAGCTGTGCGCGAAGCGCATTAATGTCATCAATATGCATCAATCGCTCAGCATACCCATCAAAGTCGTTATAAATTACGCGTGCTTTAGGCTTGAGTTGTTTAGCAACGTGGCTTAATAAACCGCTTCCGCCAAATGTATCAATGATAGTCCATCCCTCGCCATCGTTCTTAATATTAGCGTTTAACACTTCCTCGAAGTGTTTTAAAAACATCCGCTTTTGACCAACGAATGGAAGAGGGGCTTGTTTAAACATAATACGTTTCGCTTGTTTGGTTGTCATTATTATTCCTTAAGGTAAAGTTTCGGGGAAAGGGTCGTTTGTTATCCAAGTGATCACAGGCATCCTCATATAGTCAAGGTCTGCCGTTGGTACGTTGCCGTTAAAGCGTAGCTCGATATAATTACTGTCTGCTTTATGGCCCACATATACCGATGCAATATTATCACCTTCATCACTGTAAAATGGCAGCATAATAGGCACGCTAGCTTGAAATCCGAACGGTATCTTTTGCCGAGGCAGAATATCCATTCGTTTGGCGTGATTTTTTCGGGTAAATTTAGGATTGCCGCTCCCGTAAAATGAAATTGTTCCCCACCGACCGTTGGTGAAAGAACACTCCACCATATTGCCTACTCTCCTTAGATATATAGTACCTTCTTTAACATTTACAGAGCTACGAGACATTCCTCGAGAGCCAGTATCACCCGATATAACAATCCATTTGCCATATTGCTTTTGCCAAAGATTTGCGCCAACACCAGCGCCATCTGTAGAATGATAGAGCGTGCCGTTTGGCTCATTCCCAGTGATTTTGCCACCCGTTGTTTCGGGTTTATCTGGTCGTCCATTGCCTTGCATTAACACAGACGAACCGCCTTTACCTTTAACATCTTGAGCTATTAAAGGAATGAGACTTGTCAGTTGATCTTTTAGCGCCATTATGATGCCTTAGCTTTATTGTACTCACCAACTAGGTCTAGGTTGTCCATTTCTGTTTGCCAGGATTGAAGATTTGCAACGTTATTTTTAATCTCTTGCAGCGTTCCAGTTAGAGCTTCGCGAACAGACTTATCTGACACCAACTCTCCAATTTTGGCCGCAATTTCAAACAACGAATCTAAATCTTCCGAAAGCTCGCCACCTTTAATTTTATTTAAAATACGTGTTTCTGCCTGGCTAATTAACTCGTTAATTTTAGTGAGCGTGGCTTGTTCTCCACTGCCTTGTTGAGTTTGAATTGCTGATATTGCCTCATGTAGACTTTTATAATCTGCGCCAATGGCCTTGATTGCGGCAACTATTTTTTTATGGTTTTGATTTTCCATGGTGCTCCTATATTTTTGCTAGCTCATAAATTGTTAATAAGTCCGGTAAGTCGTCGTCACTTTGATATATGACTTCACCTTTTTCTACGACCGCCACTATTTCTTGGGGTGGGTCAACCACTGCAACAATGTCATCCATTACGCGCCTCTGTCATATCAGGTGTAACATCAAATTTGAGGTTAATTCGACCACCTTGAATTGGCGTTTTAACCCGTCCTTTATTAGATACCGCCTGCAAATCATAGTCCGCTTGAGACCACGTCGCGTCTTTTGTTAAGCTGTGATTAAACGTAATTTTTAAAACGCCTCCCGGGGCATCTATAACTTCGATTTCACCTGTTGTGGATGATAGCGTTAGCACGGCGTTGTTTCGGACTTTCGCCCATAAATCAAAGCGTGCCATATCACTCAAATCGAGCGGTTTTAATGTTTTATCCGGCTGTTTTTCAAACAGGCGAACAATACATTCCTCGTCATCACCACGGTAAAGGTTAATCGTTGTTTTATCCATTTTTTCGCACCATCGCAGCAAGTTGGTTTGGGCTAAATCGCCAGCCTTCGTGGCTGTTATAAATTGCGTTAAAGCACCATTCAGAGCAAAAATACTTGCTTCGTTTTTGTTTAATGCCAAGCACAACACCTAAAGCCCCCCACCAGTCATATTTAGCGCCGGACGTACGGTTGTAATAAGATTTAATCTGCGCTTCCGTCACGTTATCTAGTAAGACTAAATCCCACTTGTCGGTGTCAGACAAATCAATCTGCTTACATCGCACTCCGCCATCGCGCACAGACGATGAATAGCAATCAAAAACCGTAACGTGCTCATAATGATCGCCATGGACGAACTCCATGCGCTCAATCGCTATCTCGCAGTGTGAGTATCGGCCTTTTGTAAAAAAGCGCGTCACCGCATCAGCCAAGGCTTTAAAAGGCTCTTTAAGAAAGCTGCGCTTGTGCTTATAAAACGCGAGATAAATACGGTTAGCCATTGTTATAAGCCTCCATCAATGCATTCATCTGTTTAATGATGTCGTCGTGAATGGACTGCATTTTTTCGATTGTCAATCCTGGCACTTTAAGCTCATACTTACGCATACGCTGGTTGGCAAGCTCGACCTGTAATTTCTCAAGCCCAGCGGCTTGCACCAAAATCAAATCTGTTGCCGCTTTGTTGTTTAATCCTGCACGTTTGGCAAAGTCTGTAATATATCGGCTGCAGTCGCCTTGATAGCCAGCTGCCTTATACGCTTCTGCTGCAGTTTGGCGCTCGCGGTACTCACTTTCAAAGCGAGTCCAGGTGCTGTAAATTGACGCTGCGTAAGCATCAATATTATTGATTAGTCGAGCTTGTGTTTCCTTGGTAAACTCAGCTTGTTTTGTCTTTGATAACACAAACTGTTTTGTCACATTGTCAAAGTCGTGAAACTCGCTTGGCGCTTTACCGGAATATTTGACTTTCCCGTTTTCCACCCAAACCGCACCACCACCGGTGATGCTGGCTGAAATGCCATCTATTTCCTCATCGTTCACTTCAACCCAATTTTGATTATCCTCCACGAGATAATCAGGTGCGAACGTGCTTGTTTCTATATTGAATAACATCATACTTACCATCCATACCATCCGATTGTTAAAATATTCAATCCCACTTCACCAGCAGCGTGGATTTCCACCACGTTACCATTTTGGATATTTGCCCCCACCACTTTGCGGCCACCACCTACATCTGTTGCTTGAACCATGCAGCTTCCGTTATACGCTTCAGGAAGATTCACTCTGGAGTATCCATTAATCGTCACGTTCATGACAATAACACGCATCACGCCATTGTCTGCGATAGGAATATCAAACACTTCTGCGCCGTTGTAATGGTTCGGGTAATGCTGGTGTCGGTATCTATTTTTTCGGTAGGTATTGTTTAACTCATTCCATACATTATTGATGTCTGCCTGTTTGGCGAAATAGTCATGCAGCCAGCCGTATTGTTTACTCCATAGAGCACCTGTAGACTTAATAGTAAGCACTGCTTGACGACTATCTCTATTCCAATCAGCGCCTTCAGGTGTGTTTAGAAATTCGATTTGAGTGCTGTTATTGCCCGCATCTCGAAACCAAATGGACGAGCGTGGCACGGTATCCGACTGGTAAAAATCCACAAACCCACTCGTATTTTGTCCACCAGCTTTATTTCGAATAGCTAAGCCGCTCGCAAACCCACCAGATTTAACTCCATCAATAAAGAACGTCCCATTCATCACGTCGCCGTTCTTTGACACTTTTGCATTAACATCATCCATTAAGGCTAGAATGCCATTACGCTTAGCCGGGGCGTGGATAGCGTAATGGGTATTATCAATACGAGACCAAAATTTAAAATGGTCACCTTCGCACTCCAAGCGGAAAGCATGCCCATTTTTACCGCCCGCCATCTCATAACCACCGTACCCATCAGCGCTAGGCACAACTGTGGCGTAGTTTTTAAGATTAGAGGCATAAGGCACACATTGATTTGCTTTATCTAGCACTGCCTTTACCGCTTTCGGCGTAGCCGCTTCGGTTTCTGATATACTATTCGTTGCTGAGTTTAACTTAACAACACCTTTCGCCGTAGTTGAAGCGTTTGGAAGCGCATGTGTATGACCGTCTGCTTGAGTTTCGCTTGCACTATCCGCGGTCAAGTCTTTCGGCGCTGATTTTTTTCCAAGCAACTCTAAGGCTTTTTTAAGCCAGGATGTGCGGTTGGCCAACTGTTTAATGGGTCTATTTGTAATGCCATTCTCACCGCCAAGCACAGGGTCGTTTTCTTCAATTTGATAGACGCCGTCTTCCCATTTGTCTTGTTCTTTTAAATTTGCCATAACTGTCCTTTAAATTAGCTTTAAATCTAGTTTGAACCGTAGTTATAAGTGCCGTTATATCGCACCTTATTGTTGTGCAAGAATGCCACTGACTTGTAATCCAGCACGGCTAACGTGCATCGCGCCGGGGTGAAATTACGCAACACTTTGCGCAAGTGCGCCGCTTGTTCGTTTGAGATTGGCTGATTGAGTCTGATAGCGTAATAAGCCCATTTATCACTTAACGGTATGGTCTGAACAAACTTGTGATTATAAGTCCGCGCTTTTAACCCCTCGTCAATCTCAATCTCGCCAAATCCTAACCGGCGGCAGACTTCGCGAATTGACCACGGCGTACCTTTATATCGATGGAGTTCAATCGCGACTCGAATTAAGCTCCGTTTAGAGTTATCGCTATTCGCGATAAACGCCCCGTCATAACCCGTCACGCTCCATTTTTCGGCAAGCAAAGAGATAAAACTATCATCAATTAAATCGACCAGCGTTGTCATCACCTTGCTATTGTCAAGCTGATTCATGCCAAGGCTTAGGTCGGCCAACGTTTTATATTTAGTCTCTCGTTCAATTACATCTGCATACGTTAAATTAGCCATTAGAGCGCTCCGGAGCTGCATTAATATTGATTGCAGTGCAATTTGCCCATTCTGTTTCACCGACTACGATTTTTGCCGGCTCAGTTAAATTAACGTCATATACGCCATCAACTCGCAGTGCGCTAATAATTGCCGATGGCACAACATCAACTCCGAGTTTTTTTGTTTTATCCGACAGGTAAAGCTGTAACGCATCACGCGCCTTGGCCTTAACCACGTCTTCACGATAACCATCGAGCAATGTTAATGTTGCGGTGATTTGATAATCTCGCTTCGTTGGTGCAATAACCTCCACCGTATCGCACAATGGTCGACGGCGCTCTGGGCCGACATATTGCTTCACATCATTTAAAAGACGGCTGTCAGGCAATCCTGTTTTGGTTAATACCGTGATTCGGACAAGTCCACCGCGTGGAGTTGATACATTGACATCAGCAATATCTTGCGAGACGGCGCGGGTGTGATAATCGTACGCGGCGATTGAGCCACAACTGGTAAACGCTTCAGGCGCAGCAAGAATTCGAGCGCGGTATGGATCATCTTCTTCGCGTAATAAACCACCGCTTGGCACATCAATATTAGTGACAGTTATTTCGCCAGCGAAGTTAATTTCGCTTTTAAGCGTTTTTATTCGTCCACGCTCCCAGCCGTTACCCACCGTGCCTGGCTTGTTACAAGCCGCCTCAATTTCCACATAAGAAATAAGCGGGGTAATCACATCATCATTTAGCGTGACAAATTCAATGTCATCAGTGACCGAAACACGCGTGCCTTTTGGAATAACCACAGATGGATGTTCGCCGTTAATGCTAAAACGCAAAATGGTGCGCGCCGGGCGTTCGAGTAATCTATAACAACCAAACGTTTCACCGCATAAATCCAACGCAAGACCGGTGGCAAATTGCGGGAATGTTTGACGAAACGCCTCATTAACACCTTGTCTTGCCAGGCTTTCACGCATGGCATAAACATTAATAAGCAAACGCTCAATGTGCGCTGGTTGTAAGATTTTCCCGGTGCGTTTTTCATACTGAGAAATTGCTTCGCTTAAAATGCCTTCAACATTGTCGTCAACGACTTTCACTTCATTTCTATTCATCCGGTAATCCTCGTGGCGTAAATTTCACGATGCACGTCTTCTGTAAGTGACCAAAAAATCAAAAAATCAAAGTGCGGGGCAGTCCCTTCTACATTGACCGAGTCAACATTGATTCTTTTTTCCCAACGCTGAAGTGCTAACGTAACCTCGCGCACGATGTTTGGAATTGCAACATCTTCCGGTTGGTCGATATATTGAAAGTGATCACTACCAAATTCAGGTCGCAACACATCCGTCCCTTTCATCGTTGAAAGGATGTGGCCAATACATTGATGGATGTCATCAATACCTTGCACAACTTGATTTTCAATGTTAGGTGCAATCTGCCAGTGTGTTGTGATAAGAGTGCTTTGTGTGTTCATAGCCTTGATGATACAAGGCTATGCTAAAGAGTGCTTTTAAAGCGATTTAAAGAAGTGGGCTATTCCGGAAGGCCTGTTTTACCGCCGGAGTCGCCTGGGTGTTTGTGAGTACCAAGCTCAATAGAGCCTTGTTTAACTTTTGGAGCAGATACTTCTGTGCTGGACGTAATTTTTCCTGACACTGTTAGTTTCCCGCTAATTGACGTATCAGCATTGATTTTTACACCTCCGCCAGCGGTCACGGTAACGCTACCGCTTGTGTTGATATTAATCTCGCCACTTTTACGATTGTGCGAAATCACTGTCCCGTTTGTGAACTTTTTCACCCACATGTTGTTATCATTCGCCGGCGTGGTGTCTTTCTCATTGTAAATTGCTCCAAGCACACAGCCACCTTCCCCGCGCGCATCAAGTAACACTGCCACCAATTCGCCCTCATCAGGCAGACAATAAAACTGATTTCCGCCAGCATTAGGTGTTAAATAAGACAGCCAGGCTGTTTCTAAATCTTCAAGGGCGGGAATTTTGCACCGCACTTTATGGTTCGCGGCATCAACTGCTGAAATAATGCCTTCTTGATAAGTTGCCCCAAAGTCATGCGTTTTCATTTATTCCCTCGCTTGATTTTCCGTTAGTGCGCCTGTGCTAAGCAAATCATCCGGGATAAACTCTAGCATGCGCACATCAATACTTGTGGTATAGCCGCCACCACGGGCAATACTATGCCGGGATGATTTTATTAAATATTTCCCACTAAAAATGCCAAGGTTGCGCAGTAATATTGTGCTGCCGGCCACGAGCTTAGGATTACCGACCAGCGTGATATTTCCCGCTGTTTGGTCTTCGTTTTGTTCGGCCAACGCGGCATCGGCACGCGCATCAATCTGCTCCTGGGTTTCCCCACGGGTAACAATCTTCAACGTGTCCCCGCTTGCAGCCTGGGCTTGTTTCATCTTTTCGCGCAGCGGCTTTGCGGTTTTACGCTTCTTGATGACTTTTTTCCCGGCAGCATCATATCCACTCACATCAACTTCCTTGGCCGTATCCTTGATTCTATCTCGCAAGGTAATCGATATCGTATCTCGCTCTTCAAGCGCCGCCACGGCTTCCGCTTTGCCTAGCTCGTCTTTATCCGTGAACACAAGCTGATCACCCACTATCTTAAAGCTGTGATGATATTCTCTTGCCAATCTTGCTAAAAACTCCACATCACGCTCTTGATATTGCGTCACGCGCTTAACCGGAATGGGCTTAATTGTCCCGACTACTTTTAACTTTAATTTTTCTGCAATAATGCCCACTATTTGCTTGAGTGTTGTGTTTTCATAGGCTTTAGGCTTTAACGTGCGATTTGCCTTTCCAACACCTGTACTCAACGCCTTGATTTGAATATATGAAGGTCGGTAGTTATATTCCACCTCGTCAATTTCAAACGCCCCAATATCGGCCAGCAGCGCCCCTTTGTAACCAATAGCCGCCTTTAATTTATCCCCTTGCGTTGGATACCACTGCCGCACCCATTTCCCGCTAATATCCTCAAACGTTAGCGTCAGCTCGTCTGACTCGCCCTCAAGATTATCGGTGTACGCCAGCTCAATTAAGTGGGGTTCAATGTCAGCGGTAATATTGGTCTTTTCGTATAAAATGGAAAAGTCAGGGGTCGGCACGTTACTATTCATTATTACCTCTCAACCATGGCGGCATTGATTCATTATTTGTAGGCTTAATATTTAGCACCGGAATATAAACCGTTGCCCCTGTTGGCAGCACTTCGCACAATCCTATGTGCGGATTGGCATTAATAATGCGTTCAAAGTCCAATGCGTTGCCATAATAGTAATAGGCAAGGTTGTCCCAACGCTCGCCTTGTTTTACGGTATGTTTAAGTACGGTCTGTTGTGTCATCAATTACGTCCTCATCTTTGCGTAAAACGACCCAGGCTGTCATTTCTGCCACAGGTGCAGCTGCGTTATCAATCCGCTCATTAATATTGTCCAGCGCGCTATCGGCGGGCTTAAACCAGTTATTCCAATCAGCTCCACCGGATTGTTTTCCTAGCGTTAGACTATCTTTCATAGACATTAAATCTTCATAAATACCCGCACTTTCCCTGGCTAAATCGCTCGCCGCCGGCAGCACTTTATGCATGCCTTCCAGCAAATCTCTCATCCCGGTAAGCTCGCCAAAATTACCAATCGCCCCGTCAAGATTTTTTAAAATACCAGGTAAATATGCCAACGCAGCAGCTGGGTCATCAGATAGCTGTCGAACAACTGCTACGGTATCTCTAACGCTGTCAATAATTTGTCGTCCTTGGTTAAATAACTCCGCGCCTTTTTGCACGGTTTCTTTTACCTGGGATAACGCCTTTACCGCACCCGCTGGCAAAATAGATCCGAGCAAGGAGTTGCCACCAATATTTAATGCTGCCCCTAAAGGGTTCTCTTCAATATCGCCTACGAATTCCCGCAAGTTAATATTCATCTCGCGACATAGCGCGTTCCCGAACTTATCTGTAAACAAGGTAACAGATGAAATATCGGTGATCACAAAATTACCCTTATACTTCCCGCGACCAATAATTAATGGCAGAGCGGCTTGTTTTGATTTTGCCCCTAACAATTCCTGGTAGCGGCGCTCAACACCGCCAAGCGTATGATGCAAGCGAATAGCAAAATTAAGCTCTGTGAGCTTCTCGCCCATAGCTTGCAAGCGGGGTTTTCCTTTTAAGACCGCATGCTCTGCGAAATCTGCTGCATGGGTTTCGTTAAAGTCAGTTAAATCAACAGGCTCAAACGCCACACTTCCTAACATAAAATACATTAATATGCTCTCCGTTGTTGTTGGTCTAACACGCGCTTCAACATCATTTCAAACTCGTTTAAACTCATCTTTAAGCCTTGCTGAACCTGGTTTAAAACGCCGTTTCCGTCACCATTTGAACCGCCATTGACATTGATTGTCGGGTTAAAATTTACCACCACACTATTGGCAGCCCCGGTGGTTTGCGGCATGATATCCGCGCGATTGAGCGGCTGATAATTGGCAAGAACGCCTGTGTTATGGGTCACACCATTTAACCCCACAGCTCCAGCAAGGTTATCTGACGCCGCTTTTGCGATGGATGTTGATTTATCCATCCCGATTGCCAAGCCTTCTACAATGTTCTGCCCATAACCTTTGAATACACGGCTTGGGCTGTGGATTTCCATCTCGCCTGTAAACCAACCCTTGATAGATTTACCTAAACCGATCACCCATTCTTTCGCACCGTCCCATGCATTGCGAATACCATTGACTAAACCGTCAATCATATTCTTGCCAAAATCGGTAAATTTAGCTGGTACATCAATCCCGAACCAGGAAAGCACAGAAGAAAAGACTTGTTGAAATAAAGCCAAAGGCGACCAGCTTAGAATGGTCGATGTGATATTGCCGATGCCGGATGTGAAGAAATTGCTGATATTTGTCCAGGCAGTTGAGCAGAAATTTGTGATACCGTTCCAGGCGTTAGAAAATACCCCGGAAACCTTGCTCCATAACTCAGAGAACCATGGCCCAACTTTAGCCCAATTTTCATAAATTAAATACGCGGCAACCGCAATCCCCGTAATGATTAACCCGATTGGATTGGTAAGCAATGCACGGCTCATCATCAAGATCGCTTTTCCAAACATCATTGCGCCTTTTATCACGTAGCCCATTAAATAGCCAATCCCAAGTGACAGTTTGCTGATTGCTGAAAATAAAAATTTCCCTAGAAATACACCCAGGAATTTTCCCGCCTTAATAAACGGCAATAACCCGGCCGCCACAAAAGAAAAGGCAGAGTGAAGCGTTAATAAGCCGCCCACAACCGACGCAACACCGCCACCAATCGTCAAGACCCATTCCATAATTTGAGGGTTGGTTCTCACCCATTCAGTAATGCTATAAATGACTGGTGTGATATTTTCCACAAATGAAGAAATCACCGGCAAAAATGCTTCTCCAATTTTGGAGGCCAATTCCGAAATACTGTTTTTTAGCTTGGTGAGCTTGTTTTCTGCTGTATTACTCCGGTTTTCAAACTCGCGTTGCATTGATCCGATATATTTTAAATTCCCGTGCTCATCGGTTTCTTGTAATAACCCTAACTGGCGGTTATATTCCCCGGTGTTTTGCGCGAGTAACAATACATCGTCGGCATATTGTTTACCAAATATCTTGGCGAGAAGCGGATACTGTTTATCTTTTGGCATCTGTTTCACTTTTTCAATGAAAGAAGAAATCGCACCTTGTGCATCTTTATTCATCGCAGCGGCGAAGCTTTTTGTCGTAAATCCTAGCTGTTTTAACTCTTTTGCATGCTCACCAGCTTTAAGTTGTAAAAATGATGACGACATACCTTTCACTGCTTGCGCTGCAAGCTCAGGTGCTTTACCCATTGAAAGGAAGGTAGATCCTAGCGCAGCGGATTGCTTTTCGGTAAGTCCAAGCATTCTTGTATCAGAACCCACCCGCGTAATGACATTTACAATATCTTTCGCTTTCGAGTTGGCGTTATCGGATAGGTGGTTAATCACATCCCCGAATTGCGCCATCTCTGTAATTGGTTTGCCTAGCACGTTAGCCATGGTTGCCATTGCCTCACCCGCATCACCGGCTGCCATATCAAAAGCCACGCCCATTGTGGCCGCGTCCTTAGCGTATCCGAGTAGATTTTCCCGCGCCACGCCGGATTGACCGCCAGCCGCAACGATAGCGGCAATTTCTTCCCCGGCCATTGGGATTGTGCGAGTAAGTTTTAGAATATCGTCGCCCATTTCTTTGAATTGAGCTGGCGTATCAAAGTTTACGACCTTTTTAACATCGGCCATTGCGCTTTCAAATTTAATTGCGGGGTCGGCTAGACCGCGAATAGTCCCCATAGTGGCGGTAACGGATGACGCCAGTGCTGTAAACCCGGCTACTCCAGTTTTAGCCAATGCGCCCATCTTTTTAGACGTGCTAAGGCTTTGGTCTTGCAATATTTTAAAACTATTGCAAACAGAACGGATGCCCTTAACCGCACCTGTCACGCCGGCTGTAATGACTAATCCTATTGCTAGATTGTTTGACATGTTTTATAGTCCCGTTTAATTAATAAGGAGGAAGAAATGACAAGAGAAAAATGGGTGGAAAACACACAGGCTGTTTTATTGCTTGCCCTTGTTTTAAGTTATCTCGGCAGCCTTTATCATTTTTTAGTTTTTTATTCAGAAAGTAACTCGCTCTCATGGATTTCCGTTTGCGTATCTGCTTTTTTATTTGCACTACCGTGGATATTGGTCGGCTTCCTGGTGATGTTTTCGTGTAGAGTTATTATCATCTCGCTTTTTGGCTTATTCACCACGCTTCAAACCCTACTTAAACACTAAACAAAAAGCCGCTTAAATAGCGGATTTTGTGTACCTTGCTTTTATCTGCCGCTCCGCTTGAATAATCCAACGTTCCACTTCATCAAGCGTCATCTCTTCCAGCTCGCTTGGCTGGAATCCAAACCAAAAGGCCAAGTCGGCCAGGGCTGCATTAAGGCTTTCCGCGACTACTTTCCCTTTTGCATTTTCTCAACAATTTTTGATGCGGCCTGGAAGTCGGCAATATCAAGCTCGTCAATATCTTCAGGTACTAAGCCTGTGACGATTGCAAGCAAACTCACCGCCATTTCGGTTTCGGTTTTACCTGTCATTTTGCGAATATCGCGCACTTTCGGACGGCGAATTTTTAACTCGGTGATGGTATTTCCTTGCCCGTCAGGGAAAGGGAACTCTAATTTAAGAATGGTTTCAGACATAAAAAAACTCCTTTGTGAGTAGATTTGTTTAACTTCACAAAGGAGAATACAACTTTGACCGGTTGAATGATTTTAAATAGATTTAAAGGTTTTCACCCCTTTATTGACCGATATTAGTGCGGTATTTTTGCAACACATCTTGGCCGTTTACACGGTAGATATTTGCAAGCACGTCAATAAATAAGATCTCTTTGCCGGCTACGGTCTGTTTGATTGAATAAACATCTACCGTATCACCAAACTCTGAATTCTCTTTATTTTTCTGCGCCGTACCACCAATTTTGCTGGCTGACACATTCATAATGGTCACCATCGGCTCTTCAGCAGCCAACCCGCGTGAATCAAACACCTGGAGGTTTGAGCGGATCATTAGCTGTGAATTTTTATAAGGGTTCAACAACAACGCGCGCACTTCCGGGTAAAAGCTATCCCAGGTGATTTCTGCTTCGATAGCGTTCGTGCCGGCTGGAAGTTTAATTTCACCATGCAGCCCTAAGCCTTTGTGAGCAACCTTTTCAAACTCAATGTCCGGGATTTTCACTTCATTCGCACGCCCCATTTGACTGTTACCGTTAATGTACACGTTGCCGTTGACGATTTGATTAATAGAAATACTCATCGGTTTTTACTCCTTAGCGTTGTGAAACTAAATTCACTAAGTATTTACGGGTCATGACGGACTTGTTCGAAATCAATTCCGCTGGAAGTTTAGGGGTGTAGTCATAAACTAACGGCACGTGACCTTTGCTGAATTCATCAACTAAATCAGTGTCATAATCAAGACTTACGCTGTAGCCCACAATACTCGGAAGCGCACGCAAATAGGTGTCTACCGTTTCAAGCAAGCTGTCAATTAATGCATCGTCGATTGGACGGTCAATGAATTGCAACTCTGTGCGGCGGATGCTTTCATCAATTAAGTCACCGGTGCGAAGCGCGGTTTCAAAGTTGATGATATGCGTTACGGTCGGATAATTTGATGAGCGGTTACCCCATAATCTGAAACCTGTACCGAAGCTGTTGAAAATGGTTGTAATACCCACCGCATTTAACTGGTTGGTCTCTGATTGTTCATCATCAACACGCGCAGTCAGTGGGATTTCCATGCCAATCACCCCTTGTAATGGGCGGTTTGATGTTGAGAACCAGTACCCGTTTTCGGTATCGGTTTTCATTCGCAAGCCAGCCGCATGCACCGCAAGGCTTTCCAACGTATTGCTTGAGCCGATAGCATAAGGAAAGAAGTGGCGCGCACGCTCTGTGCTTGCAGACGCGTTGATTGTTCCCAATGGGCCTCGGCCTTTGATTGCATCAGAAAGACTTGTGCCTTTTGGTAATTGCACATAAGCCACTGCTTTCAACTGTTCTGCGAGCGTGGTTAATGCTGCCGCACAACTTGCTGTCTTATCAAACTCAGGACAGATTAAAATCTTCGCATCAGCACCGTATAGGTTAAAACCATCGCGCAATAACTCAAACCCTTTGCGTTTACCGGTTGCAGAATCAATGCCACCTTTGATGTCGTCTTCCGTTACTTTTGTTGGGTCGGCGTATTCATAGGTCGCTTTTAATGTTTCGTGTTTTGCTTTAAATGTAATCTCACCTGTTTGCAAATCTACCGCATAGTCTTGACCGAGTGTCAAAGGGCGATCAGTGCTTAAGGTTAAATTTAAAAGGCCAGGGTGCGCTGTTTTAGCACGCAAGGTGTTTGCATCTTGCGTTAATGCTTCATTGGTAACGCTTGTTTTGTGTTTTGCTGGGTCTAAAACATTGACCACATACACTTTACCCGCTGAATATCGAGATAAAACATCAAAGGCGTCAGGAAGCGTGAAGCCCTTGCCTAAGATTACGCCAAATTTTGAAAAATCTTTGGTCGTTTGACATACAGTCAATTCATTCACCGCGCCGATAGGTGCTGTACCAACGATACCAATAATTGCACCGTCGACAGTTTCCACCGCAACAGAACCACCTGCTACGCGAATTGTTTTCGTCCCGTGATGGAATGCCATAATTTTCTCCTGTGGTTGTGTGTGTGTTTCCTGGGCCGCGGGGGGGGGGGGGGGGGTGGTAAATTTAGGTAAATTGCTTGGTTCGCAAAGCTCTACTTGCCATGTTTCGGTCTGCACCAAAAGCTGATACTGCCAAAGACCGTCTGACTCGCCGCCAAACTCTTCACTCACTAAACTACACGCTGTGCAGTTAGTTGGTTTAAACCCAACTATTGCCAAGCGGAGCTGGTCTAACATTTCGATTGCCCCGTGGTCGTCATGCTGACTTCGAGCAATCACAGTAAGCGCAACCATAACAACGCGGCGTTGCTGGATGACATCCACACTGTCGATGCTTTCAAACTTCGACCCAGCGTATTGCACCAAAACAGCACCGAATTCGTCTGTGAGATTGTAGTGTTCCAAATCGTCAGGAAATAACTCAATGCTGAACTTGTCCGTTTTATCGGCTATCCGTTGCTGTATGCTTTCTAAAATCGGCAGCGTTGCACTCATATTAATATCCTGTTAAATCGAGCTTCTGTGGCGCGCGTGTATTGAATTTCAGCGCGCTTGGGTAGTTGTCATCGGCCGCACTCCCGATTTCCGCTAGACCGAGATGCAGTTTGCCGTTTTGAATCCGTTCCAGGTCTTTCAAGGCTTGTGCGTGAGTTTCGCGAACATTGTCCGGGAACCCTTTACCGTCAGGACGGCGGGAATACAACCAATGACGTGCGATTTGCAAACAAATATTGCGTACCAAGGTCGGCACTTGATTTAATGGCAAGACGTAACGCGAGCGCAAATAGCCGTCCACGGTTTCCGTGGCGTATTCGCAAGCCTTATCCAATGTCATCTGATTTGCGGTAGTTGCGCGTGATGTATCATTTGATAGGGCGATTAGCGTACTTTCGCTCATTACATCTTCTAAATCTTGTGCCGTGATATACATTACTTGTTTTTACCTTTGCTTGATTTTGTGGTTTCGCCAGCTTCTTCGCCTGGCTCTTCCGCAGACGTTTCAGCATCCGCTTCTTCCGCAGACGTTTCAGCATCCGCTTCTTCCGCAGACGTTTCAGCAGCCGCTTCTTCCGCAGACGTTTCAGCAGCCGCTTCTTCTGCATCGCTTTCAACCTGTTCAGCTGCGGTTAATTCATCGCTTGCAGTTTGTTCAGATTGCGCGCGTTGCTCGCCGTTAGTTTCAGCCGGCGTAATGTAAATCGAGAGCTTGTCGGCTTCTTCTTCGGTAAGCTCAATGACATCGTTTTGCTCATATCGCTTGCCGTTATGTAAAATTGCCATCGCTGCTGCGACTAAAAATGCTGTTTTTTGTTTATCTGACATAATTCACCCTTAAAATAAGTTGAAATTAAACCGCACTTAAATCGCGTTTAAATGCGGTTCAAATTGGGGTTAAATACAACCTTTGATTAAGTAACCCGCAGATTTACCCACGATGTATGGTTTATTGATATCGGTCGTGCGAACGATTTCAACTTTGCCACCCACTTCGGTGTAAGTATCTACATATAAGCCGTTTTTGCGGCGCACGGTATAACCAAATGATGGTTCATAGATATTTTGTTTCTGCTCTTTTGATGCTGGCGCAACATAAGCCAACACAATCGCTTTCGACCAAATATCTTTTAATTCACCGGCTTGTTCATGCACAGCTTCACCCACAACAACACGATCTACTTTGATTAATTTTGCAAAGTCTTCCGGGGTTAATACGGCAGTCGCCACGTATTTGATTTTTTCTAATACTTTCGGGTGTTCGCTTAACACTTCCCATACATCGCCGGAAATTGCACAAACGTTTGGTTTACGGCCTGTGGTGCGTTTAATTGCACGAATACCGGTTTTAATCACACCAATAGGGTCTGAATTAGGGTCGGTAAATTGAGACGTGCCGCTTAAGGTCACTTTGTTTGTGGTTTCGTAATTCGCTTCGTTTAAAGCTAAGTCCGCACAAGCTTTTTCACGACCGAGCGCGATGACATCTTGTGTCACGCCGGTTGCGTATTGGCGTAATGGATAAACACCTTCGGTTTCATTCACTTCGCGGATGTCGATTGGGTATTCGATGTCGTTTTCTTCTAAAACAACGGTCAATGAACCAATGTCTTCCGGCGTTAAACGATTTGATGCCGCACGAAGCTCACGTTTTGTGGTTTGTAAACGGAACGCTAAACGACCGAATGTAGGGATTTTTCCACCTTCTTTTTGCGTTTCAGCGATAGGGAACAACACTTCAGAAATCATGTTGCCGTTGTAATAACCTTGTGCGAGCGCCGTTAATACCGGGTCAACTACGCGTTGTTTTGATAAATCAGTCATGCATTTGCTCCTTATTGAGTGATTGCGTTAAATGCGGTTGTGTAGCCCACATTGTGTTCTTTCATATAAGCGCGGACTTTCTTGTCCATATCAATGGACTCAGCGCTTGTGCCTTCGGCGTATTCCACCGTGCCGTCTTCTGCGGTTGTGGCATTTTCTTTGGTAGCCACTTCGTTAAATTCAACGATAGCTGGCTGCGCTTCTAAAAACGCCTTGATTTTTCCGTGTAGGCTTTCACCTTCACCGAATTCAACCACGCCGCCAGCTGCGCTTGTTGAACCGAGATTTAATAAATCAATGGCCTGTTGTTTTGCCACCGGGGCTAATTTGCCCGCTTTTACTAAACCCTCGGCAAAGTCGGCATTGTCGGCCTTGGCTTGGTTAAGTGCTGCTTCAGCTTTTTCGGCTTTCAACTGTTGGTTTTCTGCCTTGAGCTGTTCAATTTCTTCAGGGGTCATTTCAGGTTCTCCTTGTGGTTCTGAAGGTTGTTCTAAAGTGGGTTCGTTAAAACTAGGAATAGGCGAGCCAACTTCCGCTTGGTTGAAACGTTTATATTCGTTTCGGATGGACTCTTCTTGCACGCTTAACACGAGATAGTCCGGGATGGCTTTATCGGCCTCTTCCTGGCCGTGCGTGCCAATAAACCAATCGCGCAAGCGACGCCAAAGGCTGGCTTCTGCCCAATCAGAAAAATCAACCACGCCTTGCTCGTCTTCAGCGAATTCCGGGTTGCGCAGGCCTTTTACCGCTGGCGGCATCGCACCTAAAAATCCAACATGGCGCAAATACAAATTGCCAGGGCAGGGGTTGTTTGGGCTGTCTGCTAAATAAAATGATGATGAGACTTTTTTGAATCGCCCTTTATCTACCATTTCGGCAAATTCAGGGTCTACCTGGTCGAATTCAGCTTTTAATACATCGCCGTCTAATTCAAGGCGTTTTACCCAACCATACGCGGGGGCGTTGTGTTTAGGATGGCCAATTACCGCCGGGGACTCATGAAAGTTTACGTTGTAGGCATTGACCGCTTGTTGCAAATCTTCCGTGGTAATTTCCACTTCTAAGCCATTTGCGTCGGTGCGTTTGCCCGCTTTGAAAATCTCAATTAATTGCATAAGGTATCCTCGTTTGAATACCGCTAGCATAGAGAAAAAATGCGGGCTTGAATTTTAAAGTGGTTGAAAGAATAAAAGAGGGATTTTTGACGTGGGATTGAAATGCACTTTATCTTTAAATTTAAAACGCTTTAAATGGCGTTCAAATCGCTTCAAATCGATTTAAATTTTTTTGGTCGATAAATTGCATTAATTTTAAATAAAAGCTCTGTGGCGCTAATTTGTGGCGCTATTTTGATTTTTAGCTTTTACTTTAGATTTTTGTCAATTTGTCGTTGTAAAAGTGCGGTAGATTTTTTTAGAAGTTTTTGACCATCACTTTCGTTGATACCCAACCATGGGCGTGCTGGAATTTTAACTTTACGACCACGTCCGGCGTTTCCACCGAATTGATGTAGGCGCGCATATTTCGCGTCACTACCAAACTCAACATGGTCATTATCGTAATTATACGCGGTTCTGTCTGATAGGTAACCATCTTGGCGTAAAATCTTTGTGCTTTTACCGCGTTTCATTTTTAACGCTTTCGTGCGTGGCGATAACGCTTGCCAACGATTACCTTTTGGATCAATCTCAGCTTTAAAGCGGGCATCATGAATTTTTTTCAATGTTTCACCCAGCAAGCCATACAGCTGACGCGGCTTTTCTAATTGATTTGCAATGCTGGTCAGTTTCTGAATAGCTTGATTATCGTTAATGGTGATCTTTAACATAATTTTCTCTTGATAAAAATAATGCCAGGGCGTATAGTGAAATTGCGGTGGGGGTTTCCTACTGGAAAGGTTGGCGGCAATGTTCCATCCGTCATTATCCTGTTCGAATCAGGCAAGCCACCGCTTAATCTAGCTCACCCCATAAAAGCGCATAGCTTCTCTTAAAATCATTCCACTCAATATCGCTTTTAATTGTACTTGCAGTTCTGACTAAATTTACCTTGTGCGGCAGTTTTTTCCCGCTTAAAGCATCTTTTAATTTGATTTCATAGTCCATTTTAACCGCCACTTTGCCTTGTTCGGTTTCATAAACGAATAACAGGGTCGGTTGTTTTTGTTGGTCGTCCAATAAGATCGCTTTCGGGTGGCGCAGTTTTTCCGGTAATTGTTCCCAAAACTCCACCGGCAAGCTAATGCCTTTGGCTTGTTTGGTATCGCGTAATGCATGCAGCACATCTTCATCACGCACAGCGATTACCGCGCTCTGCGGAGCTTTTTCTAAATTATCCAGCTTAGTTAATACCGGTTCAGGAATCGCACCCACATACTTCATATTGCCACGTGCGATTTTTTGCTGACTGACTGTGTCGACCATTTCTTTCATCGCGCCGTTTAATAGCAGCATGGCTTTTGGGCTTTTCAATACATCATCAATTAACAGGCTCGCCAAATGCGGCTCGGCGGTTGTCATTTTTTGTAATAACAACTTGTCCACATCAACATCGCGAGATTGCGTTAGGCGCTCAAAGTTATAAGGTGCAAATCCCACGTCATAACCTTTCGGCACGCGTACTGTTCGTGGATTGCCGGAGCGAACGCCTACCAGTTTTTCTTCCCACTCAATTTCAGGTGATGGGCTCACTTTTCGCCCCATTTCGGCTAAATCATCGGCATCGTGAGCTGATACCGTGCAGTGGCAGCCGTACGCTTTGATTGGATAATAATAGCGCCAAAACGGATCTGTGGCGGGTAGAATTGTGCCGTCTAACGCGATATGTTCCTCGCGCGGGTGTTCATTATCATGGTGGTGATATTCCCAATAAGGCAATACATCAACCAAATCCAAATGCTGCGCCAATCGTCCTCGGTTATACGCGCCATAAACGTTGGTGTCGTAAATAATCCGGGTGCGCCAGTTTCGCCCGCCGTTATATTGCCAGCCGGTATTTGCCACAATATCATCAAAACGCTTGCGGAATCCCTCTAAGGTTTCACCATTTGCAATGGCATCGTCTACTGCTTCGCGAAATGCGGTCAACACTTCATTACGGTTTGCGCCGGCCACCATAAAAAAGTAGTCGTGTTCTTCACCCAGCACGTCTAAATAGCTATTAGTAGGCAAATTGAGTTTCTTCTCAAAATATTTGACCTGCTCTTCAAAAGTGAATTTACTCATTTTATTTACGCTCATCTTCAACGGATTGACGGCCAGCAAAGTGTGCTGTTGTTGATGCCCACGCCATCACCTTGCCATATTCAGCAAAGCTCAACTCAGGGATCAAACTGTCTAATTGGTTGCGAAAATCTTCCAGGCTTTCTGCTTGTGATAGCTTATCCTGGATGGTTTGTAGCCATTCTTCCACAAAAGGTTCACCTTCTACCTCTAACTGTTCCCCAATGGTTTCCACGATAGTTTTAGGAATCGCCTCGGCGAAATCGGCCGTATTTTTGACCGCACTTTTTTCAGGTGCTGTAACTACAATGTCGCCTTCTTCAAATCCATAGGTTCGCATGATGTATTGTTCGGTGAATTGCACGCCCAACCCTGCCAATAATTCGTCACGCTCGGCTTGTAATTTATCAATGCTTTCTTGTTCATAAAGCTCAAATGTCGGCTGCATGTCCACGTGGAAATTTAACTCACAAATCCAGGCTAATAATTGGTTAAACACACCTTCAACCATGCGGGCATCATCATCGCGAATATCACGGGTCACTTCTAAGCCAGCCGTGGCGCTTGCACGATTTGCTTCGGCTTCTGTGGTTTGATTTTGCCCCAATAACGCGATGGCAATTTCTGATTTACAGTAGCGCAAGAAATCATCAAACACTTGTGATGAACCGCCTTTGCTTCCGCTTTCAAGCATATCAATAGAGCTGTCGTCCGGGATAGCCGCCACGGCTGTGCCGAGCATTTTTTCCATGCTATCTAACAACTCATCAATTTCATGGGCGTTAGCGTTTCGTGGGGGTTTTCCCACTAACCCCGAGATCGGGAGAGCGGCGTGGAG